AAATATTTTTTGATTGTCAAAGACGTATACCTGATCATTATTATCTTGAAACCCCACCTCTTCTTTATTAATCCTTTCTATAACTTTAATAGTAGGATCATTCATTTCTTTAAATAACAATTCAATTCCAGTAACTAAAGAGCCTCCCGTGTTGTACGTTATTGAAACAGCATTTGCAGAATTAGTCATCCCTTCGTTAAGAAAAGTATTGTAACTAAAAGAAAAAGTTTTAGATAAAAAAGCTGGGTCACTAAACTGAGATACTGCAGAAAACTGTCCGTTTTGATATTCATAGCGATAAGCAAAACAAATAAATTTATCCTCTAAAAAATCATTCTCTGAATCTTGAATAAAAGGAGATATTGTTGGAGCGGCTATTGGTGGTTTCTTTATAACCAAAATACTTTCAGCTGTAAAACCATCTACATTAGAAGCGTCAGGAATTGGATAGTTTCTTCTAACATTTATAAACCTAGGAGGATTCAAGTTGTCTGTAAAAAATAATAAATCTCCAACTAAATTTACTCCTGTTATTAAATATTTTGGATCGAAGTTAAGAGTTGTAACTATACCACTTCCGTCATCTATACTAACAACGTGATAGGTTGCTCTTCCGGTTGTAGTGTTAAAAGAAACAATTAAATCTAATCTACCAGTTTCTCCTGAAGTAAAAGCTGGGTCATGAACAAACCAATATATAGTCTCATTAGCGCCATCCTCATAAGCTCCTATGGTCTTTGCTTCTGCGCTTAATCTAATTTCATCTTTATAAATTAACGCTGTAAGCTGAGTGTTTCCCTTTGAGTTTTCAACAGTGCCAATCTCAGAGTCTTCTGTAGAGCCTAGCCTTACATTTAATGCGTCTTCATATTCACCATTAGGTAGAAGCCTTTCATCAAGGCTTTTGTTCATCCGCCCTTTAACAAAATTTCTTTGAGTTTTTGCCATTTTATTTTATCCACTTGTTCTGCCCCCTCATGCTCATTAAGAGTCTACTTGGGTGAATATTGCTTAATCTAATTTTTGCATTTCTTAATAAAGCTGCTTTATCTTTTCTAGCTCTATTTATAATATATTCTTGAACTCCAAACTTGCTATTTAAAACAGCATAACTTATGTAAGCGTAAATATACTCTTCAAACATTTTATTAAGAGTAATTAAAGAATCATTCCCGTTTTCCATACCATCAGATATATACTGCAGAATACAGCTTTGGTTTGCCATAGTAGAATCAAAGTTTATTACTCCGGATTTTTTATCTATTGTAAACGTAGGATTAATGTTTGCTGTTTCTGTATTTAAACCATACCTAGCTCCGATCCTAGAGTTGTTAATATCTGAATCGTAGTTATTAACGTTTGGATCAATATTTTCATCAACAACGTCATTTAAGTATATACTCTGCAAACTTCCGTCTAATCGCTTGGTGTCTATGCTAGAGGTTTCTTCTTTAACAGTAACACCATCGTTATCATAGGTAAACGTAGAGCTCGCTGTTTGAATATAAGACACTGCAGACTGAACTTGTATGTTTTCGGTGAGATCTCTCACTACACCGTCTTTAAATAGCGACAGCTTAACCCAGTTGACATAGTCAGAAGGTAATACAAATTTAAGATCATCAAAGACTGTAAGCTCTAAAGATTTTATTTCTTTAAATGCGTCGTAATTTAATTCTTGAATTCCACGCTTTGCGTGAAACAATATTTTATATCTATTCTCGTTATTAACTAAGGAATGGTTTCCATCGTACATCAACAAGAAATTTGTGACTATATCGTCTAAGCTAACGTACTGGTACGAACCCCAGTTAGAGTCAGTAGGGTTGTTGCCGTCGTTGGTATAATACTTTTTTTGATTTATATATGCCATAGCTATTGTTGTTGATTTTGAGACTGTTCTTCAATCTGCCCAAACTTAAATACGTCTGCCTCTCTAATTGATATTCCAGCGTATTGTAATATTTTTGCTACCAAATCATTTGAGTCGTCTAAAGGCAATTCAAAGTCTTGATAATCAGACTGACTTTGATCAAAAATAGGGCTTCCATTAGATATGGTTGTAAAAGTCCATTTAGGATCTAAAGGATATCTAATATATGTTGCCTTAACATCTTGTGCGCCAGCAAAAGTATTTGGATATACAGTTATTGAATTTCCAGATTGAGTATAGGCTGGATAAAGACTAGAAGGTGATGTAAGTAAAGATTTGTTTAATAAATTTATTTTACTAGAACTTACCTTTTCAGCTTCTCCCTGAAGTTGTCCACCTGTAAAGCAAGATATTTGATTTATTAAATAGTAGTCACTTGGCAAAGTATACACATTTACTGTGTTTGGTGTTAGTGTAGCAAATTTAGAAAAGTAATCAATAACTTCTTCGTATCCTTTCTTAATGTCCGCATATCCTGTTCCGGATACCCTAGAATTTTCTTCGTTTATTTGTTGATTATATTGAACAAAATATTCATCAAACAAATCTAACTGAGCTTGCTTTGCGAACAAGTTAAAATCTGAAGGGGATATATAGCCGTAGTTATTTTTGTTTATAATCGCTAAAACTGTATTACGTACAGAGTTTATCATTACTACTTATTTTGTACAAAGATAAGCAAAAAAAAAGAGGTCAATTATTTTGACCTCCTCTTGTAAAAAGTGATTAATCCTCTTTATGAAACACCTATAGAAGCGTATGCAAAAGGAAGAGTTATAACTGGAGCTGCATTTGTATAGGTGCTAGACATCAAGTCTTCAAGGTGGGCGATTAGAAAATTTTGAACCGCTACACCAGAGGCATCAGATGCGTGAGTTATAGTTACTTGATCAGCATCAGCAGCTGAGTTGTATTTAAGAACCGTTGTTGTCGCAGCAGTTTGTATAATGCTTTTTATTGAGTTAGCATTAAGTAATACAGTTGCCGTATTAGCAAAAGTAAAAAGTTGAAAATATTTTATCATTATTTCTATATTTAAGAGATGGTTACGTTAGAGATTACTAAAGGAGAGTCGTCAGTTATATCTAAAACAGATTCAGACCACTTGCCTTGAGCTACTTCTATTAATTTATTTTGCAGGTATGTTACCATCTTTATTGCTGACGTATCTGCCGCATGTGTTACTGTAACTACATCAAACGTACTGTTGTTTGCTAAGAATAAGTCAGTCGCGGTATATCCACCGCCTTGTGTATTAACCCAGATTATATCAGAAGCTGGGATGGCTAAAGTACCATTTCCAGCGGTACTTACTTTAAAAAATTTGTCCATCAGTTATAAATTTTAGATGTTAATAAAAAACAAAGGTACAAAAAAAAGGCACTCACTATTGCGAGCACCTTAATCAACAAACTATGAAAACATATGCAAATATAGGCAATGTTTTTAACTACTCAAGGCTTTTATGAATTTTTTGCTAATTCTTTTAAATGTTTAAAAGATTCAACTCCGTTATCAGACTGAAAGAAAGATACGGCCATGTGAAGAAACTCTTCTCCATAAGGGACGTTAAGCATTTTCTTTTTATTAGAAGGTGTATTAAACCACACTTCTTTTTTATCATTTCTTAAAGTTAAAATGTTTTTATCAAAGAAAGATTGAACCGTAGCGTTAAGCTTCAGCATTGGATCTTTTAACAATTGTAAAAACCCTTTAGGATCTGTCTTGGCAAATATTAAAATATCTCGCCTTAACTCAGCAGTGCTAACTTTTGTTATGTCGGTATTAAATATAACTCTAGATACGTTTTCTACTTGCTCTAAAGTTAATTGTCTAGCTTCAATTAAAGCATCTACCTCCATATTTAAATCCTCTACAACTTCAGCAGCTTCCTTAGCCTTGTCAACTTGAACAAACAATTGTCCGTTGCCAGGATGTAAAGATAAAAACTGTTGTAATACTTGATTGTTTTTAGGAACACTTAAGAATCCATTTTCAAAAACAACAGGCTCTAAAATAGCAGAGTTGTCTTGTTCATCTTGAAATGGAGTTTTTTGATTTCTAGCGTATCTAAGTGGTCGATTAGTTCCAGTCGCTTCGTCCCAATGTAATAAAGGAAATCTTTGCGTATGCCTAGATGCTAGTATTAAAGATAAGGGCGGTGTATCTCTTGTTAGTTTGTATTGTTTGTCTACAAAAACTGTATTCTTTTTCATTTAATATAATTTAGATTTAATTTAAAATTTATAATATAATGGGGGCTTTGACACCCCCATTAAAAAGTACTCTACTATTCTTGAAATAAGAAGAAGTTGTTTGCACCTAAAGTACATACAGCTCTTTCAGACAAGAAATTAACTTGCATATTATCTATGTCACTAGTAGCAGCGCCACCGGCAGATCCAGTAATCCAAGTTTTGTAACGTCTATCCTCTGTTTCAGAAGCTCTATAACGAACATGTAAGAAAGGACGTTTAGCATTTTTACCAAGAATTTGGTCATAAACACTAGTTGATCCAGCGGGTACAAGTAGTCCGTTTACACGTCCTGAGTTTGCTCCAGTTGGAAGACCACCTCTCATAGTAGGGTCGTTAAGGTATTTCCAGTCAGTTTTGTAGAAGTCATAACCTCTTCTAAATCCTGAGAAACCTAAGTTTAGCGCCATCTCTTCGTCATTGTCAAATAGACCATATGAAGTTCCACCTGCTCCGTAAGAGTTTTGTGCAGCTAACATATCATCAATGTCAAATCCAAATTGACGGTCTAGGAATATAACATTTTCTTCAATCGCTCCTTGCTTATCTAAACGAGAAATAATTGAATCAAAATCTGCTAAAGTTGTTGGGTTACCACCGTTCCAGATGTTACCTCTTTGAGCCACAGAATAGAAAATTCCATCTGATCCAGCTCCTTGTGCTCCTGCAGCAGCTCCATTACCTAGCGCAGCAGCAGCTCCACCATTAAGTTCAGCGGGTACAGCTTCAATCATTGCAGTCTCTAAGTAGTCGTCAAAACGTAGTCTTGTTTCATGCTCAGATTTCAAATACCAAAGGTATCCGTTTGCACCGTTCTCAGTTGTAACTTCAACCCATCCAATTTGAGCCATGTCAGATCCAGATACAGTATAAGTATCTTTCAAGATAATTGGCTTGTTTGAAAAGATAAAGTCGTTAGCTTCAAGAGATCCTACCATTCCAGCAGTTCCTTTTCTAAATTCCGATCCATAAACAAATATAGTAACATCAGAATTTCCAACTCCAGTACCAGCAGTAATTAATCCGCCTGCTTCGTAGAACCCAACAGTAAACTGTCCAGCTCCTCCACCTGCATTGTTAACAGCGGTTACAACAGCTTTGTTCATACCAGAACCATTGTTCTGTACAACTGCAATTGTTTGACCGACTCTTACAACTTGTTGAGCTGTAGTTGGGTCAATAACATCATTCACTTGGAATGTAGCATTGTCAGCATTGAGAATAGCAGCTGTTCCTACCTGAGTATATTTAGTATGCAATCTACCTTGTTCAGCCCATTTAATAAGGTCAGAATTTGTAGGCA